CAATACGTTCATCTTCTTATGTTGTATTTGACAGTGGTTACAAATATCAGTATGACAGATACAATGACGTGTACAGATTTGTACCGTTAAACGGAGATATTGCTGGTTTATCAGCAAGAACTGATTTAGTTGCAGACAGTTGGTATTCACCAGCTGGCTTTAATAGAGGTATTATTAGAGGTGCAGTTAAATTGGCTTACAATCCAAATAAAACACAAAGAGATGACCTATACAGAAATAGAGTTAACGCAGTCGTTACTTTTCCTGGACAAGGTACAGTACTTTTCGGTGATAAAACTGGATTAAGTGCTCCATCTGCTTTTGATAGAATCAATGTACGAAGATTGTTTATCGTTTTAGAAAAAGCAATCTCTACTGCTTCTAAATTCCAATTGTTTGAATTTAATGACGAGTTTACTAGAGCAAACTTTAGAAATATCGTTGAACCATTCTTACGAGAGGTACAAGGCAGACGTGGTATCACAGACTTTTTAGTAGTGTGTGATGAAACTAACAACACTGGCGAAGTAATTGATAGAAATGAATTTATAGCAGAAATATATATTAAGCCTGCTAGAAGTATCAACTTTATCACATTACAATTCGTAGCAACCAGAACTGGCGTTTCTTTTGAAGAAGTCGCAAGCTAAGATTAGAATAGGAGAAAAATAAAATGGCAAATATAAATGACTTCAAAGCTAAACTTGCTGGCGGTGGCGCTCGTGCCAATCAGTTTAAGGTAGTAATGCCTTTTCCTGGTTATGCTCAAGTTGGTGGCGAAATAGAAGATCTAGCTTTCTTATGCAGAGCTACAACTATACCTGCTATGACATTAGGTGAAGTTGACGTTAAGTTTAGAGGACGATCAATTAAAATTGCAGGAGATAGAACGTTTGCGGATTGGACCGTTACAGTTTATAACGATACAAACTTCAAACTAAGAAATGCTTTTGAAAGATGGCAAAATGGTATCAACAATATGACAGACAATGAAGGATTAACAAATCCTGCTGATTATCAAGTGGACGCATTTATTGACCACTTAGATAGAAACGGTAATACTGTTAAATCATATACTTTAAGAGGTGCTTTTCCAAAAGAAATCGGCGCTATTGATTTAACGTATGACGAACAAACAGCGATTGAACAATTTGTTGTAACTTTTGCTTATCAATTTTTTGAAACAAATACGACTACTTAAAACTATTATAAGTAGTAGTAAAGGAATATAAATTATGGCTGAACTATTTGGTTTTCAAATAACCAGAAAGAAGCAAGAGCAAGATCCAAAACAAAACTTTACTACACCTCAAGCAGATGACGGTACAACAACCGTCGCTGCTGGAGGTTATTTTGGTTCTTACCTTGATATGGAAGGCACGGCTAAAAATGAAGCCGACCTCGTAAGACGTTATAGAGAAATCTCATTACATCCAGAGTGCGATCAAGCAATAGAAGATATTTGCAACGAGGCAATTGTTTCTAGTGAAGAAAAAGAATCTGTAAAAGTATTATTACACGATTTGCCTTTTGGTGATGAAGTTAAAAAAAGAATAGACGAAGAATTTACCAATGTATTGAAGTTAATGAATTTCAGTACAAAAGGTTTTGAAATATTTAAAAGATGGTATGTTGATGGTAGAATATTTTATCAAAAACTTATTGATAGAGAAAATCCAAAAAACGGTATAACAGAACTACGTTATATTGACCCACGTAAAATTAAAAAAGTAAGAGAATTAAAAAAAATAAGAAGCACGGCTGATTTATCAATTACAAATGATTATGAAGAATATTTTATGTTTAATGAAAAAGGTGTTGCAGGTGCTACATCAGGTTCAGGCGTAAGAATAGCGGCCGATACAATTGCTTTTTGTTCTTCAGGTTTAGTAGATCAAAATAAAAATATGATACTGTCTTATTTACATAAGGCAATTAAACCAGTTAATCAGTTACGTATGATTGAAGATGCCGTTGTTATCTATCGTATAGCACGAGCACCAGAAAGAAGAATTTTCAAAATAGATGTTGGTAATTTGCCTAAACAAAAGGCAGAACAATATTTAAGAGATGTGATGGCACGATACAGAAACAAATTAGTTTATGATGCCAATACAGGAGAAATAAGGGACGATAGAAGTTATATGAATATGTTGGAAGACTATTGGTTACCAACAAGAGAAGGCGGACGAGGAACAGATATTACTACGTTACCAGGTGGCCAAAATCTTGGTGAAATGGCCGATATAGAATATTTCCAAAGAAAACTTTATCGTTCATTAAACGTACCAGTAAGTAGATTAGAACCTGCTACAGGATTTAGTATGGGTAGATCAACTGAAATTACAAGAGATGAATTAAAGTTTACTAAATTCGTACAAAGATTAAGAAAGAAATTTACAGAACTATTTAATGATTTTTTAAAAACACAATTAATATTAAAAGGTGTAATTGCTGAAGAAGATTGGACAACTATACAAGTAAATATTAAATACGACTTTTTACAAGACGGTCATTTTGCTGAATTAAAAGAAAGTGAAATGTTAAAAGACCGTGTTTTATTGGCAGACTCTTTAGAAAAATATGTAGGAAAATATTTTTCACAAGAGTATATAAGAAGATTTATCTTTAAACAATCTGAAAAAGAAATTAAAGATATGGATAAACAAATAAAAGCTGAAGGTCCTTATGAACCTACAGGTATGGATACTTCTTTAGGTACGACACCTAATAAAAGTGAAACTATAATATAAATATAAAAGGAGAAAAAAATGAGTGAACAAGTTAAAAGTTTTATTGATAAATTATCATTAGGACAAGCGGCTGAAGCTGGTGAAGCTTTTAAAGACGCATTAAGAGATAAGGTTGGCGACGCTTTAGAAGCAAGAAGAAAAGAACTTGCTGGTGTATTATTTCAAGGTAAATTTGAAGCAGAAACACACAGTGATCCAAAACCAGAAATTGCTAGTCCGGCACCTAGAACAGAACCAGTTGCTGATGAAAACAAGAATTAGTAATATTGTAAAAGAAAATAGATTTATGGATTCTAAATCTTATAATGATTTATCGCCTAAAATGAAAGAGGCAATAAAAGAAATTTATAGATTAATAGAAAATGAACAGAAAGATATTCTTACAAAATTTGATGGAGCAATAGAAAAAGTTACTGCTTCATACAATATAAAAAAAGAAGATATACATAAGTATTTTGATAAAGAAGTTAACGAACAATTAGGAGTTTAAAAAACTATGGCAACAATTATAGCAAAAGGTGCAATAGTATCCAACGCATCAGATAATACAATTGCTAATGCTCAGTTTGTATATTGTGTCGCTACTAGTACTACACAAGATATTACAGTAAAAGATGCAGATGGAAATACATTAGGAGTTGTACCAACAATGCTTTCAGGAGATGTGGTGATTATTGAAAAAGCACCGACAGATACTATTACATTTGCTGGAAAATCAACACCAGTAGGTTCACCAAGAAGTTAATTTTATGACTATATCAACTACGAAATTAGTAGATGATAGTTTTAAAGTTATTGTAAAAGCTAACGGCGTAGGTGAAGAAACAGAACAACTTGTTATAAATGCTTTAGAATTAAATAATGCTACAAGTGAACCAAAAATTTCTATAGCAAATGTTTATTATGAAATTGAAGGTGCAGGAAATATTACCTTCAAGTTTAATGATGAAGAAGAAAATGCTTTGACTATTAATGGTCGTGGTAACTATGGTTTAAAACCTGGTGAACCTAAAAAGAAAGCAACTTCAACAACGGCTGATATAATATATTTAACAAGTGATGCTAATATAACAAGTTATAATATTGTTATAGAGTGTCATAAAGAAAAAGGATTTACAAATTAATGGCAGACATAGTTACAACACAAACTTTAACAGACACATCAGGTGTAAAATTTGTTGTTAAATTAACAAACATATCTGATGGTACTGGAGAAACAGATGTTATAAAAGTTGATGCTTCAGAAACTACTTTTATGACCGAAGATGGTAATAGAAAAATTGCTAAAGTATGGTTTTCAGTAAACACTGCTAATCCAAAATCAGCTGTTGAACTTAAATGGGCCGGTGCTACAAATGCAACTGCATTGTTTTTAAGTGGCCAAGGTTTTTTTGATTTAAGAGATGCTGGAGATGAGATAACAAATAATGCTACAACGCCTACAGGTGATGTATTATTAAGTACTAAAAATTTTGCTAACGGAGATAACTATTCTTTAGTAATAGAATTTAGATAATTATAAATAGTAAAAGAGGGAATATGAAACTTATAAGAGAAGAAATAAACGACGCTCAATATATCGTTGAAGAAAACGAAGGAAAGAAAAACTATTCTATAAAAGGAGTTTTTCTACAAGCAGACATCAAAAATCGTAACGGTAGAGTTTACCCAAGTAACGTTTTAATGAAAGAAGTAAAACGATACAACGCAGAATTTATCAATAAAAATAGAGCATTCGGAGAACTAGGTCATCCAGAAGGACCAACTGTGAACTTAGAAAGAGTATCACATATGATTAAAAAGTTATATCCTGAAGGCAAAAATTTTATTGGAGAAGCAAAAATTATGGATACTCCATACGGTAAGATTGTAAAAAGTCTTATAGATGAAGGCGCTAAGTTAGGTGTGTCATCACGAGGTATGGGTTCCTTAGTACAAAGAAATGGCCAAAATACAGTAGGTGAAGATTTTTACCTTGCAACGGCCGCTGACATTGTGGCAGATCCATCTGCTCCAGATGCTTTCGTAGAAGGCATTATGGAAACAAAAGAGTGGGTTTGGAA